TCCTTGAGGCGACGCAGCAGCGCGTTGTTGTTGGTCACGTTGTCGGCGAGTTCGCCGGAACGCGACTGGATGTTCGTCGCGATGATATCGCTGATCGAACTGTTCGCGAACGCCATGAATGGCACTCCTTACAGAGGGTTGGGGTCAGAGCCGGTCGGACATCCCGTCGAACTGCTCGGCGAGAAGGGACCGGCGGTCGGATGCCTTGGCTGCGGCGGGCGCCCCGGGTGTGGAGGACCGAACCGATACCGCGGCTGCCCTGGCGGCTTTCGCCGCCCTGTCTGCGGATGCCTTGCGCTGCGCTGCGGCTGCGGCCTGTTGGGCCTGCTGCGATGCCGCGAACAGCTCGGGATCGAGACGAAGGGCCTTGTCGTATGCGTCTTGGAGCGTGGTCGCGACACCGCTCTGTAGGAGCTGGATCATCGTCGGACGCGCGTCCTCGAAGTGCTCGGCCTTCGCGGAGAACTGGTGCACCTCGTCTAGGAGCTTGGCGTTCTCCGCCTCCTCCTGCGCCTGCTTCCAGCCGGTCACCTCGCCACGAATCTTGATGAGTTCGTTTTGAAGCGCCGCGAAGTTCGGATCGACCGGGGCCTGTGGGGCGGGCTGACCCTGCGCGGCCAAGTCTATGCCATACGACCGCGCCAGGGAATGGAAATAGTTGAGCCTGTCCTGCGGCGACGACGAGCGCAGGATGTTGTCCGCCTCCATGAGCGCGCGCACGGCCTGCGGCGCGTCGATCCCGAGGCCGCGGATGGTGTCCATGTAGGGCGCGATCGCCTCGTTCATGGCGTCCGCGAACTCGGCCTTCGCGCGCATCGGCTCAATGCCGGCTCGCATCTGCTCTTCGCGCTGGTAGGCGTATTCCTGCAGCTTCGGGTCGGCCTTGGACCAGAAGTCGTGCATCTCCTTCTTCCACGACTGCGGCGGCCGGCGCCAGACGGGCTCCTCGACGGCCCCGGTCGCCTCGCTCGCGGTGGCCTGCGGCCCGGCGGCAGCGGCCTTGGCGAACCGGCCCGAGGCATCGCGCGCGCGGTCACCGGCAGGCTCCGCCTCGGCTGCAGGCTCGGGCGCAGCTTCCGGGGCGGGCGCGGCGGCCTCTGCCTCGATCGCGCTGAACTGCTCGGCGAGCAGCTCCTTGCGGCTGTCGCTGTCGACCTTCTGGATCTCGCTCATGTCATCTCCGCTGTTGCGACCGCAGGTCAGCCAGGATCTTGTCCGCCTGCCGATCGGTCATGTTCCACAACTGTTCGCGCAGGCGCTTGATGCGCTGCTCGCGGTTCGTCGTGATCGGCTGCCTCGCCTTGGGCATCTCGTTGCCCACCTCGAAGCAGTTGTGCCTCTTCAGATGCTCGCGGTGCTGCGAGCGGCTGCTGATCCACGAGCCATCCGCCATCGACTTGTAGCCGCCGATGTCGGGCATGACTTGGATCTTCGCTTCCGCGCCGGGGTGCGCGACCGCGATCTCGATCATCTCGCCGTCGCGCCAGACGTATCGCGTCCTCATAGCAGCAACATCACCTCCTCGTCGTCGGCCTCCAGTTGCATGTCCCGCTGGATTGCGGAGGCGCGCTCCAATCCAACCATGATGCGGCCGAGGTCGATCCTCGGGGCCTTCAGTATGTCGGCGCGGGCCTCGACCCCTGCGGCCTCGACCGCGCGCGTGACGACGTATTCCGCGGCATCGGGCAGCGACTGCTTGCCCTCGACGATGCGCTCGTACAGCGCCAGGACGCGCTGCCGGCGCTGCTCGGTCGCCTCCCGCTCCTCGCGCAGCTTCTTCGCGTGGTATTCGCCGTCATGGGTGTCGTCGACGACGATGTACGGCGAGTCACCCCACGTCGCCTCGTCCCATCGCCCGGCGTCCCAGATGCCGATCATGCGCCAACTTCAACGCCCATTGCCCTGCCATCCGGGCCGCGGACGATGCGTTTCGGGGCGGCCATGGCCTGCATCAGCGCCTGCATGAGCCCCAACAGCTGCTGCTCGCGCTGGGCGCTGTCCTGCGCCATCGCCTGGATCATCGAGCGCACGTCCTCGGACATCCCGGTCGCCATGCGGTTGCTCGCCTCGCTGACGAGGTCGAGCGCCGGGACATCCGCGCCAGCCGCACCGATGCGGGCGACGGTGATGCGGGTTTCGGCGTCGAGCTGAGCCTTGTAGCGGTCGATCTCGGCCTGCTGCGCCAGCTCCTCGGCCTTTAGAGCGGCCTGGAACCTCTGGCGCTGCTCCTCCATCGCGGCCTCGTTCTGGGCCTTCATCTGCTCGATCTGCATCTCAGCCTGCAGCTTCGCCTGCTGGAGCTGGGCGTCGAGCTGCGCGCGCATCTGCTCGGCCTGCTGTTCGGCCTGCGCCTTGAGCAGCTCGGGATCGGGCGGCGGCGGGGCGGCGGCCTGCGCCTGCTGGCCCTGCGTGATCTGCTCCAGCATGCGGTCGAGCGTGCCTTCGATCGGCTCGGCCTGCTTGAACGCGCCGATGCCGTACTTCATCAGCTCGATGACGATCGGCGCGGCCTGCGGCACCTGCTGAACGACCGGCAGCGCCTTTTCGAGGAATCCGCCATAGGCTTGCACGAACTCAAGCCGGTCCTGCTTGTTCTGCGCCTCGTCAATCTGCACGAGGCTGTCCGACGCAACCTCAATGCGGAAGTTCCGCAGCGGCTTGTCGGCCAGCAGCTGCAGCGCCTGGGGGATCAGCTGCTGGTCGGCCGGCGACATCTGCTGCGCGGCGGCGTACTGAAGGATGGTCTGCGGCTGGAACAGCTGGCAGATGATCTGCGCCTTAAGGCGGATCAGCTCCGACGCGAAGAGGGCGACCTCCTCCTGCATCGAGCGCAGCCGCAGGCCAGCGTACTGGCCCTTGATCTGCTGGGCGGTCGCGGTCTCTGACGCGGCGGTCTGGCCTCGGATGATGTCCGAGATGCCGGTGATCTCGTAGATCTGCGCCTTGATCTGCTCGCGCGCCGCGTAGCATTGCAGCAGGCATTGGGCGAGGGTGTCGATCGGCAGGAGGTCGATGCTGCCCTTGAGGCCGCCCTTCTCGCCAAACGCCATCCATTTGTCGACTGGGATCAGCGCGTTGTTGTCGCCCTCGGTCAGAAGGCGCTGCAGCGCCGGCTGCGAGGCATCGTAGACGCCGCGCATGCGCAGCGCCTTCACGAGCCCGTCGATGCGGTCGGACAGGATGTCCAGCTCGTTGGCCTGATCCTGATAGAGCAGGAAGTCGGGCACCGGAACGAGGGTGTCGGACGTCGTCGTGGCATAGAGCGGCTTCGGGCAGGGGAAGAAGTTCTCCAGCCGCAGCGGGTCATCGCGCTCGTCGACGAACTGCGCCATGCCCTTGTTGATCCAGTAGACCTTCTGCGTCTCCCGGTCCCACAGCTCGCAGATCTTTGCGCGCGTGCCTTCGCGCTGCTTGTTGGGGCCGTCGAGGTTGTCGGGGCCGCTGTCGAGCGGGATCCTGCGGCCCATCTCCTCGCCAAAGCGCTCGATCAGCGCCTCGCGGGTCATATAGACCCAGCGCCAGACCTGCGTGACCTCTTCCCATGTTCTGGCGCTGCTGTGGCCGAAGTCCTTCCAGTGGACATAGTCGACCGGCGCGCACTCGTACTCGATCTCCTCGGGCACGCCGGCGGGTTCGGGCTGGTTGCCGTCCTCGTCGACGTCCTCGGTGATTTGCGGGCCGTCCTCGGGCATGCCGAGTTCCTGCGCGCGCACATGCGGCTCGTAGCGCACCCACGCGACGCCGCGGCCGCCGAGGAAACGGTCCTCGACGGCGTAGCGCATCGTGGCGCGGAAGTCGGGATAGTGCTCGATCTCGTAGTCGAGGGCGCGCTCGACCAGCTGCGCGGCCACGCGGCCGACCTGGTCGTTGTCGCCAAAGCGGCGCGACGCGCTCGCCTTTGGCAGCTTGGCATAGACCGCCGGAATCAGCGTCTGGACGTTGCTCCACAGGATGTTGAACTTGACAGTCTCGTTGCCGGACTGCGTGCGCATGTCGTCGCGATAGCGCTTGATGATCTTCGTCGCGCGCTTCTGCCAGCGCTCAAATTCCTTCTCGTAGGTCGAGATCGCCTGCAGGTACTTTTGGACGCCGGTCGGCTGGGTCTCGGCCATGTTTCTTCCGATCAGAAACGCAGGTTATACCGCAGCATCGCGTTGTAATCGCGATTGCCTTCATACCTTGGTCCGCGAGATCCGGTAAACGACAAGGTTCCGTCTCCGACGGGATATTGCGCACCAAAGGTTGCGCCACCTCTTGGCTCTATCGAGCCTTGAAGCTGCGCGTCGCCCAGCCGTGCAGTTGCCTCATATGAAGTCGTGGGCTTCATCATCGGCAGCGTCGTCTTGATCGCTTGCACGTTCACCGGGCCTGCATCCAAACCGAAGCCGGTCGTCGCTCCCTTGCCCATGGGCGTCCTGATTGGCGCATACAGAGCCGAAACCGGGCCGGCGCCAGCCATGAACGTCGGGAACATCTGGTCGCGCGGCATGGCAGAATTGCCCGCAAGGCTGGCGCCCAGCGATGCGCCATCGCCGCCCAACGAAAGGCTGGCATTCTTTTGCCGCCATTCCGCCTCTGGAGACCTTGTCGGATCATTGGACTGAGGTGCGAATGCGCCCATGAAATTGAACGGCCCAACACCAACGGCTTCGCGATTTACCGCCTGATTGAACTGACCAAGGCGCATGGCTTCGTAAGGCGTCAGATTGCCGACCATGGATGGTGTTGGCATCACCGGCGCATCAACTTGGCCGTCTTCTGGATAGAAGTTTGCCCGCTTGCTTGCGATCTTGTCGTAGTAGTCCAAAGCCTCGGCGATCTTGAGTGGGTCGGCCATCACGGCCTCCTGCGGAATATGACGTCGCGATGAACATGCCCGGCGATCATGTAGCCCCAGTCCGCCAGCATGGTGATGGTGTCGACGTCGGTTACGCCGTAGCGCTCGCCGAGGCCCTTCAGCTCCAGGACGATCGTCGGCCACGACCGCTTGATGGTGCGCTCGGCGCCCTGCACCGCGAAATGCTCGAAGCCCTCGACATCAAGGCAGAGCAGGTCGCAGTCCTCGATGTCAAGGCTATCAATGCGCATGATCGCGAACTCGGCGCCGTCGGCCACGCGGTGCGCACCCACGTTGTGCGGGTCGAAGCGGTCCATGGCGCCGGTGCCGGGCTGCGCGCCGAATGCACCGCGATAGGCCATGACGCGCGCGCGGTCGGCGCCCAGCAGGCGCTCGTCAAGGTTCTCCATCATCGCGGCGTGGTTGAACTCGTCCGGCTCGACGGTCACGACCCGGGCGAAATGCATCGCTAGCTCGATCGGCCAGATGCCGACGTTGCCGCCGGCCTGGATCGCGGTGCGGCGGCCGTCGGTGCGAGGCAGGATGTCGGTCCGCAGGTCGTCGACCTCGCGCAGGATGATCTCCAGCGCAACCTGATCCGCGTCGGGAACGTGCCAGCCTTCACGCCGCTGCATGGTACGGCACCTCGGTCTGCTGCCACGGGCGCGGCTGGCCGTGGAAGATGATGACGCGCTCGTTCTTGGTGCGCTGGCTGGCCTTGAAGCTGCCGATCGCGCGCGGTGCGACGTCCTGCCAGAACGCCAGCTCGCCGGTGTAATGCTGCTCTAGCCATTCCTGGTCGCCGCCGAGGTAGAAGCGCGGGTCGGCCTCGAACTCCGCGGTAAGCCTCGACAGATCGCCATCCCACCACATCATCGACGACTGCATGGCGTTGCGGTTGCTTCGGCCGCGGTAGAAGTCGCGCAGGATCACGAATTCGTCGTGGCGCACCAGATCGACCAGCGGCTGGATGTCGCGGCAGATCACGGTGTCGAGGTCGAAGTACAGGACCGGCCCGGGCAGCTCGAACAGTTCCATCTTCGCCC